ACCCCCTCCACTAGCTATCTAGCTAGTTAAACCTTGGTTTCCCAAGGGCCGAGATTGGGCCACACTAACGTGTAGCCCGTCTTTGAGCGTGCAGGACGAAACCGCCCCCGGATGGCCTCTATTCCTAGAGACCACTCAGAGGCGTTACCGTTTAGGAATGCCGTGAGGCAACCCAATTGGCTTATCTCGAACTCCACCGCTTTCACTGACCTGTAACGGTAAGTGAATCCGCCCCATCCGCGTTCCTTAAGGGAACGTTCAAGGGTTGGCTTTGCGAAGTCAAAATCGACGACAAAGCCGGCGTCGCCTTGTCCTTCAGGGACGAGACAGCGCTCTTTGGCTCCAACTGCTCGAAAGCAGCGAAGCCAAAACGGAAGCAAGCGACTATCGCAAGACTCATGACTATTACGGTTATGAGCCCAACGACGGCCGTTGTTAGCGTAGAGAAAACAGATTGATTCGAAGTCATGGAATTGGGACCTTAAGAAAAAAGGTCTCACGTTCACGCCATCAAACCAGTCTGTCCCACAGCTCTCGTGAAAACGACCTTTGCCAAAGGTCTTCTCACGGTTCACCTTGAACCCAAGAAAGGTCAAGGTACTCTCGACTGACTCTCGAATCTCATTTGGGAAAATGAGATCGTCACCGTAAACGGTGACGTTCTCGGTGCTGACATCTGCTGCTTTACAGCAGCCTATGACAACTCCGAGGAAGATCAATGTCTCCAATTCGAAAGTATAGCCGTTACCCATGCTAGACCATTTGTTTAATGCAATCACCTCCGTACCGATTCGAGTTTTATCAACCCGAGAGTAATGGAGTAGTTGACACCAAGCATCTGGTAGAAGAAACCACACGGCCTCACGGCTGATGGTATCACTAGCAGCGGATAGATCCATCGTACACAGGTCTAACTCAGAAGCGAGCATAGCAAGCTTCTGGTTAGTTTCCTGAGTGCTTAGATCGAGTCCAAAAATGCGGAGTTTTTCGCGTAGCAAGGCACCGGTACCTAGCTGAACGTAAATGTTCAGATCGGGTTCGATGCAAATCACGCGATCAGTCTTTGCATTCTTGGGAACTGTAACTAGTTTTGACGCCTCTTGAATCCTGAGGGATTCAACTAGTTGCTTCCAGTATTCTGGAAAGCAAAAGGCGCGGAAACTAGCCAGTCTCGGCGTAGCGTCGATCTCAAGACGCGAGTACTTCTTACCATGTGTCACTACACCGGACAGTGAAGTCGTGGCGCCCGGACCAAACCTCATCTTAGATTCTGCATAACGCAGATCAGCCTTCGTTAGAGGGCCGAGAATCTCTCTGATGCATTCTCGCGCGTGATGAACGGCGAGATAAACGTCAGAAGGCAACGGAATGTTGCCCTCAGAGATATCTTCTAAGCGTTTGTTAGTCTGGGCGCACATCTCCTCA